GGATAAGAATGACTTGTTTTATAGGTATTTTGTTATGGCCATTGATTGCAATAATTTTCTTTTGTATCATGTTTTTTATTCTGTTTATTCTTCCTGAATATCTATGTCCGGAAATGGGCCCACCTTATCTTCCAAGATCGTGTTACAAATCTATAAAATTATTTGGAAGAAATGAGCTTAAAGATGAATATAAAAATTCATCTAAGATAATTTTACCAAAAGAATAAAATTTAAATATTCTCTCACATTTTTGATAAATATAGTATATTCATACCTATGGGGATACTATATAAATGCCACAAAATATAAACGTTCAAGATGGATTAGTAAATTATAATACGCCCGATGGGTCTGATATTAGTCTATTTATAGGAACAGCCTCAACTATTGGAACTAATAATGGGTCTGTGTATGCTAATGATATCAATGTTCAAACTCAAATAACTGCCGGACCGGCCGGCACTACTGGACAAGTTACAACTGGCACTGGTGAGAATTTATTAATTCAGCCAGGTTTACGGTGGTAATCTCCAGCTTATTTCCACAACATCAGTAAACAATGGTAATTTATCGATTAATGGCTATTTCTGGCCACAGGGAACTACCGCGGCTAATCCTGGATCTTATTTAGGTGCATCAAGCACAAATGTTCTTGATTTTTATACATTTTTCTTAACTCCAAATGCTACAAGTAATTCATTAACCAATGCCGAATTGAATACTGAATATGCCGGTGCTCAAGCCGGCCAATCTGTTATTGGACCAGGCGTCATTTATGAATATTTAGGTTCTCGGTGTATGGGTAACATATTCGGCCGTTAATATTTATATTCTACCAAATTTCTCCGATGAAGAAATTCCTACCGGTGTTATAAATGGCACTAATGCAATATTCACTTTACAAAATGCTCCAGATCCTGGAACGAGTTGTGTTGGCTATATAAGATCTGGCGGCAGTGGTTCCTTTGTGGTATTAATGGATGGCACAGATTTTGTATTAGTACGGCAATACGGTTACATTTGTTAATCCACCAATTGTTGGTTCGAATATATATTTTTATTATATGTATTCGCCAGTATCCCCGAGCTTTGCGTATCAGGAAGCACCATCGGGTGTCGCGAATGGCACAAATATACATTTTTCATTAGTTAATAGTCCAAATCCACCGGCTAGTTGTATTGGGTATAAAAGATCTGGTGGGGTAGGATCCTTTGTGCCGTTAATGAATGGAATAGATTTTGATATTACCAATAATAATATAACTTATACGGTAGCACCAGCATCGTCTTCAAATTTATATTTTTATTATCGATATCTTCCAGTGTCCCCATGGTTGAATTTTGCAGATGAAGAAATTCCTACTGGCACTATAAATGGAAGTAATGTTACATTTACGTTATTGAATAGTCCAAATCCAGTTACAAGTTGTATTGGGTATAAAAGATCGGGTGGCACAGGTCCTTTTGTGCCATTAATGAGTGGTATAGATTTTACATTAGTAGGAAATGTAATTACTATGACTACGGCACCAATAACTGGATCAAATTTATATTTTTATTATAGATATCTTCCAATTGCGTTAACTTCAGGCACTTCTATTTTATCAGGTAATGGAACAGGCGGATTTAGTAATGTAACAGTTGGTGCCGGATTAACATATAGTGGTTATACTTTAACGGCTAATGTTTTAACAGTGAATAGCATATCACCAGTCTCTGGAAATATTACTATTCCGAGTGATAGCACTAAATTGAATGTCATAAATGGTGTAGCTCAAGGGATGTATTCGACATTTGTTGATAACGGATCAATCTCTTCATCAACAATAACATTCAATATGGCAAATGCTAATGCTCAGGCCGCCACGTTTGACGGAAGCGGCACTATTACTTGGACATTAGCAGGTTGGCCAACTTCAGGGACTTATGGTGCAATTCAATTAGAAATTATAAATGGTGGAACTATGACACACGTATTTCCGGCAGCAGTTCAATGGATAAATCCAAATGGCACCACAACTACAAGTTTTTCAACTTATATGACAAATCAACGAGGCACTACAAACTTTCAAACTACCGGAACAGATTTTGTATGTATGTGGACACGAAATAACGGCACCACCATTTATGCTAAGGTATTATAATGATAGGTGCATTTGTAGGTAATAAATTTTTTGCAGGTTACCCAACAATGGGGCCAACTGATGGAACAGAAGCTATTTTTGCTCTTGGTAACAATGGTGGAAATGGCACAGTAGTCGATCCATTAGTAACTAGAGAAAAATATACCTTTACTGGCGATATTTGCGTAGTAACAACTTCGGCATCAGTAGCATCATATTCCGGCGCCGCATCCGGTAATGGTTCAGTTGGTATATTTGCGCTTGGATATACCGGAACTACAGTAATAGCCACCAGGGACAAATATACCTATTATGGCGATATAGTTACCTCGGCTACCGCAGCGACAACGGCGGCATCAGATGGTGCAGCTACTGGAAATTCTACAGTTGGTATATTTGCCTTAGGAGACGCATCGTCCGGATTTGGTCCAGTAAATACCCGCGACAAATATACATACTCTGGCGATGTAGTAACGACAGGCACAGTTGCTTCCTCTATTTCTCAGGATGGTGTTGCTTGTCGGTAATGCTACAATTGGTATATTCGCATTAGGACAGACTACAAGCCATACTTTATTAACCACTCGTGACAAATATACTTATTCTGGCGATGTAGTAACATCAGGAACAGCAGCCACATTGGCATCAATGCGCGGGTCTGCTTCTGGAAATAGTGTCGAGTCAATATTTGTATTAGGATATGGTAATACTGGAATTAATGATGGAACCACTAACATTGTTGACAAATATACCTATTCCGGCGATATTGTTACATCTGGGACTTCGCTAGGGTTTGTCGAACTCGGCACCGCCGCAGGAAATAGTGTAGAGGGCATTTTTGCTTTAGGGTTTAATGGTTCATATGAATTGACAACAGCAGCTCGAGTTAAATATACCTACGCCGGCGATATTGTAGGTGCGGCAACTGGATCATCACTTCCAGGATTCTGGCGGTTCTGCAACATCGAATGGCATATTAGGTGTTACATTGTAATTTATTGGTGTTGTTCAAGGATCATTTTTAATTTTTCAAGAGCTTGTGGATTACAGAAACTTATTCTAGCACCTTGATGAACGGGCTTTGGCCAGTTATCATAATTAACCCAGCAATATCCGGCACTTTCCTTATTTAATATAGGAATAAATTCATTTTCTACAACACTTACAAAACTATAATATCGAAAATGTTTATCTTTACTTTGATAAATATCAAATGGGTATAATCTAATTATATCAGGCTCAAAACCGCATTTCTTCTTCGAGTTCTCTCATTAACGCTTGTTTCGGTGTTTCATTTTCCTCAATCATTCCACCCCATAAAGACCACATTAATGGATGAGTTTTATAAGGTGCTCTCAAATTTAGAAGTATTCTGCTAGTAGTTGATGAAATAAATATCGTACCAACGCCAGTTTTTACATTAATTAAATTAGGTTGTTTGGTGGGCATTTTGGTGGTGTTACCTGAATTAAATTATCGATTCTCCAATACCCGGGCGAATATGTTCCATAATAACTATACACCCATTCTTGTCCATTGAACATATATTGAGAACCATTACTATTATTTATTACATAATTTAAGCCAGTCGCAGTTTTTGAATTAAATATAACTTCCCAGGAAATTCCATTAAATTGTATAATATCATTAGGATATGCTACAATATCTGACCCCCACGGGCTTGTTGGAACACCAGGCGGAAATGCAGGATCGTTATTATCATAATATGAAGTTAATAGATATCTTTGTTTTGCTGCCGCATTGGGTAAGCCATTACCTGGCCATATTGATGTAGGATCAATAATATCATTAATTGGTAATATTGTATTCACTGGCAGAGTTGATTCGTCTGGTGTGAAATATAACATATTCGGTTGTGCTTCGTCAAATACAATTGTGCCTATAACATCAGTAGTATCAACTTCAATATCTGGATTTAATTTTAAACGTAATTTTGTTATATTAGGTTCGATTTTTCCATAGGCCGCAAAAAGTGTCTGCCAATTTAACGCAGGAAGTTCGTTTCCGTGTGGATGTAACAATGTTACAATATCCGATGTTAATCCTTTGGTAACTGATATTTCATAATTGCCTACTGTAGTAACAATTTGAATAGGATTTTCAGCAAAACAAGCAAAAGGATCATAATATTCACCTTTTTCTAAAGCTACTTCAATTGCTGAAATATCATCTGTGGCAAATACTCGAGTGACAATTTCCTCAATAAGAGTGCTTCTTTTAACTTTTGCTGGAGGATTAATCCAAATAGGCACCTTGAATTTTAAACTAGCAATATCTCTGATATCTTCGCCGACCTTGTGGTATTGATTTATTTGACCAAGTGACATCTTCGAGCCATACTTCGAATATACTTGACCAATCAAGTATATTAGCATCTTGCTGTAGCATTATAGATGGATTAAAAATCATCCATATCTGTTCAAGTAATTGAAGTTTATTTAGAGTATTAGTTGTCCATATATCGAGTTTTAGCATCATATCGTAAGGAACAGCCATGTAGCTTTCGATTTGATATCGAACTCCTGGGCCAGATCCATAAGATCCTTGACCATTGGTATCACAATTTATCGGCCCCGAAGAACTTCCGGGTGGATTAAATTCTCTTGACATAGTGGTGGCTTTTCTTACAAATTGAGTATCCTGTCTTCTATTTGGTTGTGGTTTAATACTTTCTATTGTTACGCTCATCAGCGGAGAAGGTATTAACGTATTTTCACTTTGGCCTTTTATAATTTGGGCAACTTGGTTTGATGAATCTCCGTAGATAACCGGTACAGTTGTTAATGTATAAAACCCATTAGCATCTGGTCCATTTCTAATTTTTAGAGATGAAAATATTCTCATAAATTGAACTAAATAGCGTCTTACTTGACCATCGTATGCGAAATCCATTGTTATCCTTTATAAATATTTTGTTACGATCTTCCAATCGCCAAATTTCAAAGTTTGAATTGTTAAAAATTGATCACGTTCATATATAGATGAAAATATTAAGATATCTATACAAGTATCACCTATGCCATAGTCTCTGCACGGAAATTCGATATTTTTTATCTTATTTGTAAATTGTAATTTATGGCCGGTATTTTTTATAAATTCGACTTTGGTATCTGTAGTAAAAAATTGAATATATTTTCCAATTGGTGTTCCATAAATTGACAAAGGCACATATGAATCGCCTTTAATTAAATTACGTATGGCAATGGTTTCTGATTTTTCGGAATTAATACTATTTCTATATTCATCGTAATCATCAGAAGATTCTAATAATTTTCTTTTATCAGGATGCTCATTAAAGAATTTTTCTGCTTCATAAAACATTATTTCTTCTACATCAACGGATTTAATAAATTCTTGTAATCTCATTCACATCCTTTTAATTTAATTCCCCATTCCAACCCTGGGTTCCTTGTGTTGCTTGAGGATTAGGTAAGCCACCAGGTGGACAAGTGGCTCTTTTATTTGCGATTTCGTTGTGGGCTTTTCTTTCTGCAGAGACGCGCTTTTTCGCTTCGGCGTATAAATCGACACGTTGTGGAATGACTTTACTAATAGCGGTTTTTTCTGGAATAACTGTTCCATCTGGAAATGCACTTAATCTATTATTGTCAATAAAAGTATCAAGCACTTTGTTATAAGCAGTCCAGTATCTCATTAAATTTTCTTCTATGTATTTAAAGCAATTATCTTGTTTCTGAAATAATCTATCAGGATAATAATCAATTCTTAAAAAATATTGTCCGTCAGTCATATCGGGTGGAAAAGTTGTTCCTATTCCAACTAAAGGCGCGCCATTTGGTGGAATGCTTGTTCCACTAAAATAATTTACACCGAGTATAGGATATCCAGTGCCTGGTTCTATATAGATATATAAATTTGCGCTTTCATAAAACACTGGATCGAAATATACATTACCTTCTGCTTCTTTTACGTTTTGTTCGGTAATTCCTAAATATCGGCAATATAAATCTAAAGAATTCTGTATGTTCATAACAGTTCCTGGACCTGGGTTACCATCTGAGTTTGTTTGATCCATCCATCCAAATGGCATATCGCCGATACTTTGTCCGACCCCACCAGCAGTTTGTCCAGTGGAGGCTTGTTCGATGATTTGCTGAAATTCTGGACTTGCGGTTATTAATTTTGCCTTTATAGACCAAATATGAGGGAACCATTTTGGGCCATATCCACCCGCGGCATAAAGGGCATCTTGAACTACATAATATCGATTTATTCCAGTAGCATTATCAAAAATAGGAATATCTCTCATATTTGGAAATTCTAATACATCGCCTGCAATTAATTTTCTTCCGATTCCGTCGATCATATCTTGACAATGGAATTGCACCCTTATTGTATCTGAACTTAGGAAAATACCAAATTGACTTAGATCATAATTGTTATCTGCAGGAGTATAATGGCCCCTTAATTCAAATACATTAGGATCATATTTTCTATCAATATTTGCTAAAAATAATACATCTTGTATTGAGGTAATGTCGGTATCTGTGCTTCCAGTAGAATCAGTAGTCGGACCTTCGTATTTATGAATTAATATTCCATTTCCACCAATTCTCATATTCTCACTGATGGCTTGATCCGCAAATCTAAAATCTGCATCTTTTTGTGGCGACCATAGTGAGATTCTTGGCATTATTATTCTCCATTTATAGTATATTTATCAGTTGACATTTATAAAGAACCCAAGTATAATAATATATAATTTGTCTGGAGATTTATAATGGGATATATTTTAACTAATCAGAAATCACAAAAAAGAAAAGTTTCTAAGAAAGAAAAAGATCGTATTAAGGAACAAAAAGAAATGGCAGCTAAAGTAGTAACTGATCGAAATAATTACTGGAAAACTGCTAAAGAATATAAACCAACTATAAAAATTCCAGACAGAAATTCACATTTGGAAATACACAATGGACCAACGCATCAGCCCATAAATACAGTAACAGATAAGATCGAATATGAAGGTGAAATGTTGATTCGTGAATTAAATGCACAAAAAGTAACTGAAACATTAAAAAATTGTTCGGCACCGTTATATAATAAAGGTGCCTATCAACCTGTGTGGACTAAAGATGATGCATTACTAATTGGGAGAAAATAAAATGAGTGATATTATAGATAGGACAGAATTATCACATACTTGTTCTGATAATTATGAAGACTTTCGACAGGATATAAATTCTATATTGTTGCACGACCGTGATCCACACGACCGATATAAATTAATATATGAACATTCAGGGCTTCGAGATATTGTTTTAATTTATTGCTCGATTAAAACTCGACAAATTACAAAAGTTGTGATAAATTATGATTTCTATTCCAGAGATTCTATTATTGAAATATTTTCAGAAGACACAACCATAGAAGAAATACTAAAACAAAAGAAATCTTATACTGATTTAGTAAACACCATAAGTATCATAAGAGAATTTGATCAAGAAGAGAGATTGTTCAATACTTTAAAATACGGAAAATAATTTTTATTTAAAATTCCAAAAATCAGATAAATAGTTGGATTATAAAAATTCTGGAGTTTTATATGAGTGTAAAAATTGGTGGAAATGTATTATTTGGAAATGTAAGAGGACGGTCCTTCTTCTATAAATTTGTATGATCTTCACGATGTTGATATTACATTTCCAGAACTCAATAATCAATATTTAAAATATAGCACCACAGTTTCACAATGGATAAATTCCTTTATAAACCAAGATGTTTATACTTATTTAAATTCTTCAATGAGTGGTATCAATGGTATCACTTTAACATCAAATGACACTGATTTAACATTTACATTTAGTTTGACAGAAAATGGTGTTACACCTGGTGAATATAATAATGTAACAGTTGATGAATATGGAAGAGTATTATCCGGCACCAATGTTGCGTATGCACCACCAACATCAGGCACATCAATTCTTTATGGCAATGGTTCAGGTGGATTCGACAATGTAACAGTTGGATCCGGATTATCATTTACCACCGGGACACTATCTGCAACCAGCACAGTAAGTTCTGTATCCGTAGCAACAGCAAATGGATTTGCAGGAACAGTAGCAACCCCAACAACAACTCCGGTTATTACATTAGAAACTACTATCAATGGAGTAATAAAAGGAAATGGAACCGCAATATCACTTGCTGTAGCCGGAACTGATTACAGTGCTGGCACATCTGGATTATCTACTGGAATAGTAAAATCGACAACTGGCACTGGTGCATTGACTATAGCAATTGCCTCAGATTTTCCGATTTTAAATCAGAATACAACTGGCAACGCTGCCACAGCAACAACATCAGTAAATATATCAGGCCGGCACTGCTGGATCTGTTCCATATCAGACATCAGTTAATACAACTTCATTATTAGCACCTGGATCTGTTAACCAAGTGTTAATATCTGGAACTACACCATCGTGGACTAATACTCCAACACTCACTGGGACAAATTTCAGTGGAATTCCAAATAGTGCTCTTGTAAGCGATAATATAACAATTGGTTCAACTTCGATATTATTGGGTGCAACATCAGCGACATTAGCTGGACTAACTTCGATTAATAATGTGGCAATCACCACCCCTGGATCTTTATCTACACTGACTATCGCAAGTGGTAAGACCTTAACTGCGAATAACACCATTATTTTAGAAGGAACGGATGGATCGGCATTATCAATTGCAGGCAATTTTATCACTTCGGGTGCATTTTCGACTACATTAACAGCTACGGGTACTACTACATTAACATTACCTACAACTGGAACACTAGCAACTACATCAAATATTAACTCAGCCTTACCATCTGCAACCACATCGCAATTATATGGTGGTTCAGGCTCGGCAGGTGCAGCCCAGGTCGTAACAGTTGGATCTGGATTAGCATTAAGTGGAGGAACTCTAACATCCACTGGTGGCACCTTAACATCATTATCCGTAGCAACAGCAAATGGATTTGCAGGAACAGTAGCAACCCCAACAACAACTCCGGTTATTACATTAGAAACTACTATCAATGGAGTAATAAAAGGAAATGGAACCGCAATATCACTTGCTGTAGCCGGAACTGATTACAGTGCTGGCACATCTGGATTATCTACTGGAATAGTAAAATCGACAACTGGCACTGGTGCATTGACTATTGCATTATCAGGCACCGACTATGCACCAGCAACAAGTGGATCGTCTATACTTTATGGAAATAGTGCTGGTGGATTTAGTAATGTTACTGTCGGATCTGGATTATCATTTACTAGTGGAACATTAATTAGCACTGGGACTACAACTTCCTGGTCTGCATTAACTGCGCCTGTAACAAGTAATTCAGTTACAGCCACAGTTGACACTTCTCAAGCATTATTAGGACATTTCGATACAAGTGCATCAAGCAGTCAGTCATTATTCACATTGGGAGAAGATGTTGCGTCAACAAAAACTGGTGCTACAAATGTTCGACCTATTATACTTGAATTAAATACATTATCGACATCTACTGCTCATCCATTCCAGATTAATGTCCAGGGACAGGCTGCATTATTTAAAGTTTCAAACACTGGTAATTTATCTTATACAGGCTTACCAGATTCCATTACTGCGGCCGGTGGTTCAACCATTTCGCTAACTTCGGGATTAGGTGGAGCAACTAATAGCAGTGGTGCAGTTTCTATTTCTACTGGAAATGCTACTGGTGGTAGTGTAGGAAGTATTACATTGCAAGGCGGCAATGATTCTTCAAGCGGCGCCGCAGGTAATATTTATATTATACCTGGCACATCGGGTTCTGGCACAAATGGGTCAGTATTAATTAATGTGGCAGCAACACCAACTATAACTACAATTGGATATGCAGGAAATACAACCACTAATATTAATGGAACATTAAATTTAGGTGGATATCCTATTTCGTTAGCTGGAGCACTAACTACATCAGGTGCATATTCAACTACATTAACGACTACTGGTGCTACTACATTAACATTACCAACAAGTGGAACATTAGCTACCCTTGGAGCTAATACATTTAATGGATTACAAACTATATCGAATGCACAATTTGCACAGACATTTACAAATTCATCATTAACAAGTGGCGTAACTGAATCTTTATTGAGCACTACAACATTTAGTCCAGGCTCGCCATCAGCTCAAATTCAAGTTGGTATTACTGGAATAGTTAATTACACAGGAACAAGTACAGGCACCGATACTGGACACCAAGTTGGTATTTTAGGCTGGATGCAGATGAATGCATCTGGACAGACATATCCATTAGTAGTAGGTATCGAGGGGAAGATTGATAATGTAGCAGGAACCATTTCTACTGTAAATGCATTAAATGGTCAGATTAGCACAAATAATGGATCAATTTCTACATATGTAGGTTGTAATATTGACACTCCAAATAATGCAGGAACAATTAATGATTATTATGGTTCGTTAATACAAGCATCAGGAAATAATGGTATTATTAATACTTTCATTCCTTATGGATATATTGCACCCACGGGTTCTGGCTCAGTAGGAACAACTATTGGATTTTCTATTCCAGATACTACATCGACAATATTAGACGTTGGTATCTATAGTTTATTAAATAGTGGATCTACCAAATATTTTATCTATGCACCAGGCACAGCACAATCATATTTTGGTGGTTCTGCAGATTTTGCTAATGGATTAATTGCTAATACATTTACATTAAATGGATCATCCTTATCATTGGGTGGTAATTTTACTACTTCTGGCGCATATTCAACCACATTAACAGCTACTGGTGCTACCACGTTGACATTACCAACAAGTGGAACATTGGCAACGACTGCAAATATAAATACCGCGTTACCAGCAGCAGTTATATCTCAATTATATGGTGGATCTGGATCGGCCGGCACCGCTCAAGTTGTTACAGTTGGATCAGGATTATCACTAAGTGGTGGAACATTAATTAGCACTGGGACTACAACTTCCTGGTCGGCGTTGACAGCACCAGTCACAAGTAATTCAGTTACGGCATCTGTTGATACTTCACAGAAACTATTGGGACATTTTGATGTAACCGCTGCAAATCACGCTTCTGTGTTTGAAGTCGGCGAAGATGCGGCATCAACATCCGGCAGCGTAAAAAAATGTAGCATTTTCAATGTTGCTACAGTAGCCGGTTCTACAGCATATCCATTTAATGTAACCAGTTTAGGACAGTTAAATACATTTTATATTGATGGAACTGGTGGTTTAAATTATTCTGGTGTGCCTGATTCGATAACCACAACAGGTGGATCGTCTATAAGTTTGCAATCCGGAAATGGAGGAGCGAGTTACTCTGCCGGAAGCATTAGTATAATAACCGGTAGCGCCACCGGCGGCCGGTGTCGGAAATATATCTGTTATCGGCGGATCAGACTCCGCAGCACGGTGCTGGTGGAAATATTATAATTAAAGCAGGAACATCTTCATCTGGAACAAATGGATATATTCAAATTGGTGACCAGGCAGCAGCTATTCCTATTACTATAGGAAATGCAGGAAATACAACCACTAATATTAATGGTACACTAAATATAAATGGCAGTCCTATTTCGTTAGCTGGCGCATTTACTACTTCAGGTGCATATTCGACTACATTAACAACTACTGGTGCTACCACATTAACATTACCAACAAGTGGAACCGTTACTGCTTTAGGTAACACAACCACTGGCTCAGGAAATATTGTCCTGGCAACATCGCCTTCCTTAACTACACCGAATATTGGTGCCGCTACGGCAACTTCTATTAACGGCAATACTATTACAGCCGGTACCGGAACATTAACACTTGCCGCTGGTAAGACATTAACAGTTAATCATACACTTATATTAACTGGAACCGATAGCACCACAATGACGTTTCCTTCTACAAATGCTACTATTGCAAGGACCGATGCTGCTCAGACGTTTGCCGGAACACAGACATTCACTGGAAATATAACGAATGGCGCCGCCGCTGGTGGACAAATCATTGCAGGCCAATTTTTGTTTGCAGGCCAAACTGGAACTGCGACTGGTGGTCAAACTCGATATATAAATGACGCCGGGGCAACTAACTGGCTAACTGGACTGTTGGGGACTGCTGGCGCTACTAATTTTTCAATTTATGACCTCGTAAATTCGGCGTCAAGATTAACCATTAATTCATCAACAGGCGCAGTGTCTGTAGGTATAACTCCAGCTCAAACAGATAATTCTGCTAACATAGCCACAACCTCTTTTGTTCAAACTGCTGTAAATGGTAATCAGTCAATATCTGTAGCAGGTAGTTCAAATGTCACCTTGACTGCTGCACAATCCGCAGCTCAAATATTTACATTTACTGGTGCATTAACTGGTAATATAAATGTTCTATTGGCTGCGAATACTGCAAAGACATTTATTGTAGAAAATAGCACAACAGGCGCTTTTACTCTTACTGTCAAATCAAATACAGGTACAGGGATTTTAGTTACACAAGGTAAAACACAAGAATTAATTTGTGATGGGACAAATGTACTACTTGCCTCTAATGATCTTGTTGGAAGCGGTATATCACCTATAGCAGGCAGTTCGAGTATCACAACTTTAGGAACTATTAGCACAGGTACATGGGGTGGCTCTCTTATAGCGGGTCAGTATGGTGGAACTGGTGTAGCAAATACAGGAAAAACAATAACCTTAGGCGGAAATTTAACTACGTCCGGAGCTTTTGCGACTACGTTGACAACTACCGCAACTACTTCTGTTACATTGCCAACCTCTGGAACATTAGCAATAAGTTCTGGTGCGCAGACATTTACAGGAACTCAAACCTTTACTGGAACTATAACGAATGCCGCTACTAGCGGAACTCAAATTCAAACTGCATATATTTTTCAAGCAGGTAACGCAACATCCGGTCAAGGCGGTAATACTAGATATATAAATGATGCTGGCACATCGAATTGGTTGGAAGGACTGTTGGGGACTGCTGGCGCTACTAATTTTTCAATTTATGACATCGTAAATTCGGCTTCAAGATTAACTATTAATTCAAGCACTGGTAATATATTAATAGCTTCGACTTCAGATAACGGAGTAGATAAACTTCAAGTTACTGGCACTGCTTATTTTTCAAGCACAATTAAAGTTGGATCTAATATAACATCGGCCTATTCACTCACGAATGATTCTACAGGGAATCCATCAATAAATGCAACAAATACAGGAACAGCTAACACCAATGGTGCATATTATGCAGTTGGTTTAACTGGTAGTGCATATGGTATTATTTCTACAGGTGTATCTAATACTGGATATTGGAGAGGATTACAAGTAAATTCATTAAGAAATCAAGTAAATACTGGCGACACAGGTACGTTGAGCACATTATACGGTGCTAATATTTCATATGGTAATTATAATTTTGATGCATCTACTCCGACTACCACTACAGCATATGGTATAGCAGTTCAACCGTATTATAAGACTGGCACTGTTGGCACAATGTATGATATATATCTCGCTGCCGATAATACTGGTGGAACTGTAACAACTAGAAGAGGTATATGGCAGTTAAATACAGGGGTAAATTCACTGGCTGGTCATTTATTGTTAGGAACGACCACCGATGATGGAACTAATCAACTACAAGTAACCGGTGGCACTAAATTTACTGGAGCACTAACCGTTACAGGTACTACTAATCATACTGGATTATTAGGGTGTGGATCAGTATCTGCGGCAACAAATGCTCTTTTTTCTGCTCAGGGTTCTGGAGCATTATCTAGTGGATCCCAAAATGGGGTTTATAGCAATCCTGTAGGAACATCCTCTGCTACATCTAGTATTATAGCGTTCAATGCTGCTCCGCAAACCGCTGCCGCCTCATTTAACGTCAGTGGATTGTATGGATTATACATAAATTCTGCATCACTTGGATCAGGTTCTACAGCAACGAGTGCAATTGGTATTAGTATTTCTGATCAAACAGTTGGTACGAATAATTATGGTATTCAGTCACAGATATCATCGGGAACAAATAAATGGAATATTTATTCTTCAGGGACAGCAAATAATGCATTTGCAGGAAATGTAGCAATTGGTTCGACAACTGCGCCAGTCGATGCATTAGATGTAACCGGTAATGCTGTAATAAGTGGTAATGTAAGTTCAAATGGCACAGTATTACCATATAATCTATCACAATCTGCAATATTGTTTGTGATTCCATCAAGTGGGTCTATTGGAAATAACGGAGCATTAATTAATATTACTGCGTTACCTGCTATATATTCTACCGGCGCATATTTTTATTTTCCAGCAAATGCAATTTCATCTGGTAGTTCTGCAGGCTGGTATTGGACAGTTCCTTCAAGCACAACAGCAGGAACAATTTATAATTCAACTTATACAAGTGGAACTCCGGTCGCCGGAACCACAACTGCGTTCTCTACCACAGGTCCTGGTGCATATACTCAGGTTCTTACAGCTATTACAGCAATATCAATATCAATGCCTGGCGGATCAATGGGTGCAAATGGACAAGTTGATTGGTTGTTTTCAAGTCAAAATGATAATAGTGGTGCCGCAAAAACTTATACAGTTAAATTAGGATCACAGACTTATTGGACACAAAGTAGTACATCAACAACACTATACTCAGCCAGGGGCACAATTGCTAATCGCGGTGCTCAAAATGTAAATGTAACATTATCTACTTCATACACTGGAGGCGTTGGCCGGCACCGCAGCAACTCAGACAGTTGGATCAATAGACACATCTTCTGCACAAAATTTGTCTATTACCTTACAGATTGCGTCTGTCTCAGACTGGGTGACACTCGAAGGTTATAGGTTCACTATAAACCATGCGTGAACTAGTGAGATAAATACATACATTATTGTAAAGGTAATAATGTATGGTATCAAAACCTCATCGCCAAAATTCAGATTTTCAATTGCGCTATTTTATTGCAGGTGACTGCAAGACACCCGATGGCGCCTGGTCAATTTTGTATAATCAAAAAATTGATTTAGAAAATAAAATAAAACATTGTGAAGTTCAAAAATTAAGACGAGACATAAGGATTCTTGAAATAGAATTAGTGTTAAATGACAAATTATGTAATAAAATTGATAAACTTAAATCCGAAGCCGATATGATGGAACTTAATGCAAGTATCCATTTATGGGAATTAAATTATGAAGCTGCCAAACAAGAATTAAATACTGTTAATCAAATAATGGATGAACTAGAACCAATGAGAAAATATTCGCATTTACCATTATTGGAAGCAACCGAAGCATGTCAGCAAGAGGAATGGAAACTTGAATTAATGACTAGAGCTGAGAATTTCTTGTTGTCTCAAGGATCAATTCCTGCCGACGAACTCAGATTTATGAGAAATCATCCAGATTTTATAAAAGAAATCGCACCGTATATTGAATTATTAAACAATCATATAAGCAATCAATCTTTATCATTAGCAGAAAAATTAACAATTCCGTCTATCACAAATGATAAATAAAGTATATATTTAATTACTTTAACTAGGAGAATTAAAATTAACTCAAAACCACATCGCCAAAATTCAGATTTTCAATTAAGATATTACCTTGCAGGTGATTGTAAGACACCGGATGGTGCTTGGTGCCTTATGTATTCACAAAAGATAGATATCGAAGGTAAGATTCGCCACGCTGAAGTTCAAAAACTAAGACGCGAAGCAAAGATTGCCGCCGCAGAAGAAATATTGGAAGATTTATCTTCCACAAAGTCTCAAAGAATAGAAGCACAGGCTGATATTATAGAAGCTAATGCTGATGTTGAAATTTGGGAATTAAATTTAAAGGCTGCTCACGGTGAATTGGCTACTATTAATCAAATAATGGATGAACTAGAACCAATGAGAAAATATTCGCATTTACCATTATTGGAAGCAACCGAAGCATGTCAGCAAGAGGAATGGCTAGGTGAATTAATGACTAGAGCTGAAAATTTTTTAGTTACTCAGGGAAGTATTCCTCAGGACCATTTGAATACCATGAGATGCCATCCAGATTTTAATAAAGTCATAGCTCCGCACATACAAGCGATTACTTCAAAGATGCAGACAATAACATCTACATTAGATGGTTTAAATTTATTGAGTAGTAAAAATATATTATTAGAAAATAAGAAATAAAATCAATAAATGAAATTGTTACGAATAATAGAGGCAATTTTAGTAGCAATTCTTTTAATTGTAATTGCCTTTATTATTTTGAAATAGCGTGGAAAATTTGACAAGATGATAAATACAATATATAATAGCATATTAAAGGTGTAGTAATAATGTCGAAAATGATAATTTCAGAAAATAGTCTCTGTAATTTACCCAAAGCCTGGGTAAGTGAGGCCTGCGATTATCGATTTGATAATACACCGCCAAATATGCTTCCTTTTATAGGAATTCCGATATAATTTAATTTATTAGAATATTTTTAAAAAGGAAGCCACCCAAAACGAGGTGGCTTTTATTTTGGCGTAGATCTTTAACAACTTGGGAAATGTGGATTGTCATTGGAGACTAAAACTGGTCTTAACCATAATAATTTTCAATGACAATTTTTAAAGTTATTTTATTTCAAGAAATACCTTTAAAAATTAATTATAACAGATTTTTGATTGTGGTATAGTAAATTTAAAGATCTTATCATATCTTTGAACTTTTATTTGTATTGAATTTGATGAATAAATCCATGGCTGAATAATAACATCGCCTATTCTGATACCAGCAATAAATGCTGGTAATTGGTCAGGAACATCGATAATGGTATTAGTTGATGGATCAAAAGTTAATCCAATTCCATTGTATGATTTTAAGCAAGAGTGATTAGTTAAAGTAGATGATGGTATTAAAGTGACTGGTGTAATTTTAGATGAAATTGGAATATCAGGTTGCCTAGATAATTCATTTGTTTTAATCATACTTATATTGAATACATAAAAACTTATGATATGTATCGATAATGATAATATTACAAATTTAAATTTCATTATATTATATTTTGTGTTACTGAATATGGCATATAAATTGGATATGGAAACGGTGGCTGATGTGGTGAGTATGACCCTGGTTTATACGTATTCTTGACCTGTGCTATAAAACTGCTATATAATATAGTTTGATTGGTCGGACATTGTTTGATCATTTTATATACCTCTTTTTGTTATTTATCAAAAATCATTTTTAAGGATGTCAAATGAATAAAGAAACTTCGGCACCAATGAAAAACTATATTGGTATTAGCCGTGATCATAGTGGTTCAATGACAATGATTGCTCGTGCAGCAGCAAGGGATTACAATGATAACATTGCAGCAATTCAGGAAGCCGCAACTCAAAATAATCAAGACACGATTATCAGTGTTGTAAAATGTGGAAGTGGTCGTCCAGCAAAGGTAGAACGTGAAGTAATTAATTCAAATGTTCATGTGCTGAAGCCGATTGCAGAAGGAAAATATAATACTGATGGAAATTCAACGCCATTATTTGATAGTGTCGGTGAATTGATTCAATTGTTAGAAGATGTTCCTGATGCAAATGATATAAATGTATCATTTTTAGTAATGGTTATTACAGACGGTCAGGAAAATTCTTCAAAGACCTGGAATGGTGCTTCCATTGGAAAGAAAATTCGCGAACTTCAAGCAACCGATCGTTGGACATTTGTATTCAGAGTTCCACGTGGGTCTGCAAGAGAATTATCAAAATTGGGTATTCCAGAAGGTAATATTTTGGAATGGGACCAAACAGACCACGGAGTTCAGATTGCAACACAAGCAACTCGTTCCGCAGTCGGTAGTTATTATAGTGCCAGGGCACTTGGAAAAACCAGCACTGATAAATTTTATGCTGATTTGAGCACAGTGACATTGAAAGAAGTGAAGAAATCACTTGTTGATATATCTCCAGAGATTAGTATCTGGCCTGTAACAATCAAGGATAATGGTTCTCAGATTCGTGATTTTGTTGAACGCCATTTGCCAAAAAACCATGCAATGTCAAAGGGTACAGCATTTTATGAGTTGACAAAGACAGAAGCAATACAGGAATATAAGCAAATTTGCATTAAGGATAAGAAATCAAATTCAGTATATAGCGGTCCATCAGCAAGGGATTTGCTAGGACTACCAGATTATGGTGAAATCAAACTGGCGCCAGGTAATCACGGAAATTATACTATTTTTGTGCAATCGACATCAGTAAATAGAAAATTGGTATCCAATTCGAGCTTGTTGTATTGGCCGAACGCAGTTGTATTGAAATAAATTACGAAATAGTGCCCTAGTTTAACTGGTAGAACGCGAAAAAGTGATCCTGTAAAGGATACATACAGCATTCAATATACCCATCTAAGGTCGCAATGCAGGTTCGAGTCCTGCGGGCACTACCCATTTTAAGTTAAGGAAGAAAAAGAATGACAGAAAAGAATAAATGGTATAGTTATAGAATTTCAGGATTAACTCATGAACTATTCAAAAGTTATGAGTTCGAAAGTGTAATTCCGGATCTGGAGGATCGTCCAGAAATCTGGAAAGATGAATGTCCTTATCTAATTTCGAATATCGAAGTAGCAGTAGTAGAGCAGATTTAAATGGGGGATGGGACTGCATGAAGTGGTCACCGCACCTGCAATGCGGTCATCAGATCGGTTTGATTCCGATATTCTCCACCATGGTATTTAGGAAATATGGCCGAGTGGCTTAAGGCAGCAGATTGCTAATCTGTCGAGTTATGCTAGTAGCTCCGTAAGTTCGAATCTTACTATTTCCGCCAAAGATTCACACATTGTATTAGAATTAATTCGCTGCGCTCATGAGGCGGCAGAGGTGATTTAAAGGAATAAATTCAATTTTAAAGAATGTTTACAGCAATTTAAAAAAGTCTTATTGTAAAGAGTCAAGATACATTCTGTTTAGTTTTAAATCAAGGTATCGGATAGCCAGGTTGATTCCGCCACGTTTGGGACGTGGTTAGACTTTATGTCGCTCCGCACGTTCGAATCGTGCTACCTTGACCATTGATTTTGAGATGATTTATTGGAGCGATAGCTCAATTGGTAGAAGCAAGACACTTTTAATGTCGAGGTTGCAGGTTCAAGTCCTGTTCGCTCCAATAAATCATCTCAAAGAATTTGTGAAGGATAAGAATTCATTTAATATATTAGGCGATATTACCCATATGAATTCTAAGGCCGAATATACATTTTATTCTACTATACATTAGATTGAATAGAATAAAAATGTTAACTATAGTATCAAATTCAATGAGATGATTTAACATTCAATCGCCATTTGCCGGAGAGGCCTAACGGAGTCGTCTGCAAAACGATAAAATCCTGTGTTCGAATCACAGAATGGCGTCCAGTTTTAATGGAGTAGATGGTAAACGTGGTTAAATCAACTGCCTGTAAAGCAGTCGCTCAATGCTATGAAAGTTCGATTCTTTCCTGCTCCACCATATTGCGGATATGATGTAATGGTAGCCATTCCAGTTTTAGAAACTGGTGCCGAAAGGCGTGCAGGTTCAAGTCCTGTTATCCGCACCATAGGCATAAAAATCCAATAATATTGATAAATAATTATTAATGGGGATTATTGGGGATTATCATGCAACTTTACAATGCTTTATATGAAAATGACGGAAATGTAACATTAAGAGTGAGTGGCGGAGGAGGTCGGCCGGTAGCTCATCGTCAATTACTGATTCTTTAGTAGTCGATGCCTCTGGTAATTACTGGTATGCAGTTTTAACATTAGTTCCTCCTGCAACCACTCCTACTGTAGCCTATATAAGTTTATCAACAGGCTCACCAGGCACACCAACTGGATCAGTATTACCGGCCGCGACAAATAAAACAGTTCAAATTATAGAAACTCCTTATGTCGCAACCGCATCAGGCACAGGATATTCCACTAATGATACATTGATTAGCGTAGTTTTATTAAATTCAACTACAACTACAATTTTGTCATCGTGCTGGATTAATTCAATTCCGCAAACTGTAATTGCCGCACCAGCACCAAGTAATATTCAGCGATATAATCAAAGTATATCCGGTTCAGTAAGTGTTTCATCTTCAGCGTTACCAACAGGCGCAGCACTTGATTCAAGTTTAACCACCATTAATTCAACATTAAATTCTGGTGTAGCATTGGTGAATGGCACAACTATGAATGTTTCAGGTATAACTGGTCCAGTTGATACAAGCACTACTTTTAATTTCACAGCAAGTGCGCAGAATGTCACATTGAACACAAATGGGGCTTCCACAGCGTTAGTTCAAATGACCTCATCAGCAAATAGTATTTGTCAAGTATATGGTTCAATTGATGGCGTAACTTGGTTAGGGCCTCTTTGGGTAATACCAACATACGCAGGATTTCAATATTGGAATGGCGATCGAGGAACTATCATAAGTGATCCGACAATGATATATAAATTTGATTGTTCAGCATATGCATCTATTAAGGTGCAATGTTATTCATATAGCTCTTCTTGCACAGGAACTCTTCGAGTAAATGGTGCATCGACCACAGTTGATAATTCGCAGCCATTTTTTATAGAAGGTATTCGACAAACATCATCCTATAGCACAGTGGTATCAATAAATAGCGGATCAATAACCTTTCCTTATTATTTATTGAGTGTTTATGTAACTAATGGACATATGAGACTTCATGAAATAGATATGAAGGGATATAGCACTGGTGCCAGTCCTGCATTAATAACATATAAATTATCTAGGTATTATAATTCAGGAAGTGCGCCGATTTCCGGTGGAACAGCTACATCAATATCTGGAGTAAGTCATTTGAACACAGATGGATTTGCGTTTCCTACTACTTCTCAAGGTGGAACAGCTCTTAGTTTATGGACTTCACAGCCGACACCCGCTGGCACTGAATCAGTATTTAGGAATAGTCAGGTATTTTGTCCATCATTATCGAGCCCAACGTATTCGGATGGAGATACTTTAAACTATGATTCAAATACTGTTAAGGCCATGGATATAAATAATGGATATATGTTATTAATTACTTTAACTGGAATGACTTCTACAAGTATAGTAGATTTAATGGTGAATTTAAAATTCGCTCTAATTAACGGATTATAATAATGACAAGTTATGTTGGCAATGTCAATGGAACTAGTGCGTATCACATAGATAATTCATTTGTGGGTCCAGTGACAGTTCCGAGTAATTTTACCGGGTTTCATAATAATAGTATTGGAACTGGATCTGCCACGACTATCCCAGCATTAGTTTCAGCGACATTAAATCCCAATAAGACATTAAATATAACAGTGACAAGAGGTGGGAATGGGTATTATCAATCAACTAATTCTCAAAATTGTGCGTTGGTATTTTCAGGCGGTGATTATTTAACTACCCAAGGTGCTTGCCGGTCCAATAATAAATAATTCTACCGGTGCATTAACTGGAGTAGTTCTCACTGACAATGGTAATTATCAATCAGTTCCTCCAACTATTACAGTAGTGACCACGGGTGGCCCGAATATACCTGGTTGTCCTACTTCATTGTCTTCAGTTAGAACTCACGATTACCTGGGTAGTTTTAGTTATGGATATCCTGGAGGTGATCGTCCAGACTTAACTAATGCATATCAATATAAAACTAAATGGTATGGTATTGATCCAGCAGATGGCTCTGGTAATTATGATTGGTCTGGACCGGATCAATGTATTTTGTATAATAAGGGAATGGGGAGAACTGTTCTATTTACATTATATGGAACACCAAATGCCTATGCTCAGTATCCTACTTTAACTGATCCACCATATAATAATTATGCCGGTGGATCATCGCCATTGAATTCATTGGGTCTTACAATGGGAACATCTAATGTTGGATTACAAGGTTTCGTAACAGCATTAATGAACAGATATAATGTCAACGCAGATTTATTAATAAATCCAGTGACTGGAACAAATTTTCCATCCGGGACTAGATTAATTGATTATATCGAAGTATGGAATGAACCTACATTCGGAGCTAATGGTGTTCCAATTGCTAATGCATCAGGGTATTACTGGATAGGCACTGCCGCGCAATTGGTTGATATAGCTTATATTATCAGTTCTACCGCAAAAGCAATAGATCCATTAATTAAGATATGCGGCTGCGGATTCACTAATTATCCTATGACATATGGCACAGGGCAGTATTTGATGTTTAGTAATTTTTTATTAGCAACAGAAACTTTATCCGGGCACAATTACAGTGGATATCAGTTATTAGATATAATGACGATTCACCCATATGATTTATTAGAAAAGGCATCTGTTATGATAGGTGCAAGTTCTAGTCCAGTTGAATTTCCTATTAATGATATGAAACATACTATGATTACAATAGGTGGCGTCGCTAAACCAGTCATTGCATCCGAATGGGGATTTTTTGTAACCAATAGTATATTTCAGACAACAACGAGTGATTGGGTTCAGGGAATTCAAATAAAAAGGGTGTATGCCACTCACGCATTACTTGGATTAATAGGATCGTATGGCTATTCAATGGATTCGATATACCTTGGTAGACCTACTTGTGGTTGGTTCAAATATCACGCAATGAAGGATATAAATAAACTCAATGGAAAAACTATTAATTCTGTTTATAGAAGTTTAACTCGGTGGAATTAAACTTGCGTTTTCTGATGGAACATACTGGTATTCCGATCAAGTCAATCATTGACAATTTACAATAAATAGTATATACTTGTAAAGTAATGCGGCTGTATCTCCTTACGCTACGAACGTATCGAAAGAGTAAATGGACACACGCAGGTTCGACTCCTGCCAGCCGCACCATAATGAGAAAAAGATGGATGATATTATATTTAGATTAAGAAAACGTGCAGAAATTCGCCGCCAGATTCCGACACGTAAGAGTGTGCAGGAAGGACAACCTGATAGATTATCAGATCTATTAGACGAAGCAGCTATAGAAATAGAAAATCTAAGAAAAGAAATAGATTATATACGAACAAGCTGCCAGTGAAGATTTAAAGCCTCTTTAGTATAATGGTTAATTATTCCTGTTTTGTAATCAGGAGATTGCAGTTCGATTCTGCGAAGAGGCACCATTTTTAACATCATTGAGAAAATTATGACATTATTTGAAAAGATTAAGACACCCTTATTTTAGGAACTAAAAAATGAAACAGAATAAATTCTTTGTAGATGGTCGTGCATATTATACAACTGAAACAGCACTAATTGGTGGTGATATTAAAAAGATGGCAAATACAAGCCTAAATTATCCTCTTTACGTTGAACAAAGAGATGGGACACCAGATAGATATATATGTGATGGTGAAGCTATACGCTTGGATGAAGAAATACTACACTTCTTTGTAGTTCCTCCTGCAACTTTTTGACAACTTTAAAAGTTAGGTAGTTATGTATACCACCTAACTTTAACTTATGCTCCAGTCTCCTGCCAATAATCTCCAAAATTATCGACTATAAATAGGTAGGTGGTTAGTCGTAGAGTTCGATACTTTGCTGGAGCGCCAATTTTAACATCATTGAGAAAATTATGACATTATTTGAAAAGATTAAGACCGATAGAATTAATGCTAAAAAGCAAAAGAATGAAGTGGCTAGTAGTATTTTGACAGTATTATTTGGTGAATTAGAAAATCAGTCAAAAAGAAATGTTGTCATAAACGATGAGTTAGTAATTCAATCTTGCAAGAAATTTATATTGAATAACGACGAAACGATAAAATTAGTCAATGATGAATTTACTAAAAGTAGATTACAAGCTGAAAATTTAATTTTACAGGTGTATTTGCCGGTACAATTGACAATTGCTGATTTACGCAGTATAATAAATAAATTAAATATAAATAATTTAGGACAAATTATGAAGTATTTAAAAGAAAATTATACAGGACAGTATGACGGAAAAGACGCCAGTATTGTAGCAAAAGAATTCTCTTCTACGGAATAATTACAGCATATTTAAAATTATAGGTCGCAGGTTCGAATCCTGCCTGCCAATTCAGAAATGATTTGTGGTAGCTCAGTGGTAGAGCACTAATATAAAAATTGTATTCCGTTTTTAAGGAATGTTTACAGCAATCACAGCCTAAGACTTGTAAACTTAAAAGCAACATTCCGTTCACAATAACAATAACAAGAAAAATGATTAGTAAAATAGAAAATACTTATTGGTGCCGAATATATATGAGTGGGCCAATAGAGATTGCAAAACAAATAATTAGAAATGAATGCTTGCAGAAGGGTTTATGCGTTACCATTGAGCCTACAACATTTATTTATACTGGCGGTGAAGAAAGTGGCTATGTAGTTGGATTAGTAAATTATCCACGATTTCCATCAACTAATGAGGAAATTAAAGATCGCGCCGAGAAATTAATGTTGAGATTGCTAGACGAAACCTTTCAGCAATCGGGTATGGTAATGACACCGGAACAAACAGTTTGGTTTACTAAACGCGAAGAATAAATGAAATTATTCTTAATGATATTTGCTATAATTTCATTTTTACTGTAGCATAGATTTTAAAGAATGCATTCGGCAAAATTTCTTAATCGAAGGTCACAAACCTTTATATACTATATACAGTAGTAAATAAGTTAGCAAGTAAAGGCATAAATACATTTATGTTCAAATCATACCGATTCCGACTTATGCCCAACAAGCAA